TATCCTTTTTCAATCATTAATTTCATTCTTTCTAATTCGTTCATATTTCTTTTCTTTTATTTTTTCTAAACTCGTCTGAAGATTATAGGTGGTCCTTCACGTTTTGTTTTGAATTTAACCAGGGCAACATAGCGTAAACCATCGAGCAAATGGTCCCATCCACTGACAGGAACATTTGTAAATTCATCTTTTGTTTTATCTATTTTCCAAATATAATTTATAATTTCATCTACTAAATTATTTGATCCTTTTACTATATTGATTTTATAATTTTGTATAATATCAATACCATTTATAATACTATTGGGACCTTTCGTAGCAGCAAAGACTTTCTTAATACCAGCTCTCTTCATTTCCTCGATTGATTTTGGTTCAGCAGAATCACAAATGATTTCACATTCATCTAAACCATTTTCTTTTAAAAACCTAACTATATCTTGATTAGTCATTGCTTTATTATAACAAATTTCTTGAACATAAATTTCATTATCCATCTTACCAACTTTAATAATTGCTGTTGGATCATTCGTAAAACCAAAGTCTAACCCCAATGTAAATGGAATATCTGGAAATTCATCAACCATTTTCCAATTCTTGTATATTGATCCTATAACTTCGCCATACTCACCTTGACCATATACTAACCACTTATTATAATTAGTGTCTTTCCAACTTTCAATCAATGCTACCTGATCCTTACCTAAGAATGGATTATCTTTATATGTTGAAACAAATGTTGTTAGACCGCCAGGTGGATTTGAATTTTCTAATTCTCTAACCCAAGAGAATGGATTTGTTGGATTGAAATCAAGAATAAATTTACATCTGTAATCTTTTCTATCTGGCAAACGCATTTGTGCTTGTTCAAAAATTTCTTTTTGAATATGAGTAGCTTCATTGAACCAAAATATATCTGCTTCAAGACCAAACCATTTAGAAGGTTTATCTGCTGGAATAATTATTAATTTAGAATTAGTGGTTGTTAATTTATAAGTGTGGGTAGATTGATTAACATTTATATCATCAACTAATCCAAATTTATGAATCCATTTTTCAATATCTAAAATTAAACCACTTTTAGAAGATGCTAATGTTTCAACACCAATAACTATTTTTAAATTATTTGTTTGCATCATTTCAGTTAAAAGATATTGTATGATAGATACGGTCTTGGAAGAATTATGTGTTATAGTACCATCCTTAAGTCTAAAATAAGGACAAGTTTTTAAAGTAAATCCACAATAATCTCCTATACCTATATGTTTTGATTTTATATTTGTTGTAAACATATAATTATCGGATCTGCTATCCAAGTTCTTATATACTCTTTTTTTATCAATTTTAATATATCTATTCAAATCTTGGAAATCTTTATGATTAAACTCAATTGAGTATACTTTACATTTGTAAATACTACCATCTTTTCGTTTCATCGTTGAATAACTTTCTACAATACCATTAGTATAGAAACCACTAATCTTTAAAATTTCTTCTATTTCAACAATTATATTCTTTCTCTTTTGAGTAATACTTAATGTATTTCTACCTGTATTATAACCATCGCTATCAACCAAACCAGCCAATAATTTTAATCTGTCTTGGTAACAGGTATAAATGTATTGTTTAGGTATATGTTTATTATTTACTAAATTCTCATCATAGAAAGATTTAGATAATTGTGATTGTCTATTAAAAAGTTTATGTCTCATGCTATATGTGTATCTGTTGTCAAATTCAATTTTACATTCATCAGGACAAATTTGATTAAGGTACTCTACTATTTCTTCATCAGCAGTTGTTATTTGATATGGTTTTCTTGATGTTCCATCACCTATCCACAATCCCAAATAATAAGGATCTATCTTATTGTTTTTCTTTTTCAGTTGTAAAAATGTATCTTTGAATCCTGAATATTTCTTTCTTTTATTTTCACTAAACTCTGAAAATTCTTTTGCTGTAAAATCATAAATTAATTCCTTATCATAATTATTATCATAAATGATTTTATAATTTTCCTTGTGTCTATTCTTACGAGTTTGTTTTACACTTAATAAATGATCCTCTGTCACAATATATGGTTGTCCTTTACCTTGTGAAATTTCATACATATCACATCTACCAGAATGAGTATCTACTACTTCATCTGATCCAATTAATGTAGAAACCTTATCCCCAATTTTTATATCTTTAATTTGTTTCAGTGATCCATTTGCCATCCTAATTTCAGTAGTTGGTTCTAAGCATCTGGTTGATCCTCTTAATAAGATATATCTAGTATCACAATTTAAAACATCATAATATAATTTAGTTACTAATATTTCCATCTAATTTATTTTCATTTGGTAAATAAGGTTTTATAATCAAATCTTGTTTTAATTCACCACTTATCTTTATTTCTGTTTTTTCTGAATAACCTGATTTTGCACCTTTAGTTTTCAAATAGAACATTATAGCTTGTCTATCACCTCTTGAAATTAAATCAAATAATTGGTCTTGGACAAAATCAAGATTATTATTTAATATCAAATTTATTTTATTTTTAAAATCAATTCTAGTATCCATCCAATGATAATATGATGATCTAAATATTCCCATTTCATTACAAGTTTTGGTGATGCTGCAGTGATTGTCTTGAAATAATTTCAAGAATATTTCCAATTTCTGATCTTGACCTATTTCTTTCAAATCTATTTCTTTCATATCTAAATTTTCCAAATCAACTACCGGTTTCTTATATGAAACTGGTTTATGTTTTACTGGCTTTCCATTTGGAGTTTTTGTTTGCTTAGATTGAAATCCACATATGGTGCAGATATTTAATTTATTATACTTATGAATATGAGTAAATGAATCTATAACTTCTTGAACTTTAATTTTAAAGTCTGGATTTCTAACATACCATCTTTTAAAAATTGTTGATTCTGATATACCAATTTCATTACAAGCATCTTTTATAACTCCTCTTTTAGCTTTTAATGCAGCAAGAAATTCAGTTTCTTCTTTCTTAATTTGTTCTGGTGTTTTCTTTGGTCTTGCCATAAATCTTATTTTATTTTTTGATATCTTTCTTTTAAACGATTAAATACATGACTCACACAACCTGTGCAATCCCATACCATTCCAACTTTTGATTGGGGATATAATTCACGATACATTTGAAACATCAATTCTATATCATATCTACACGCTGTTGTTCTACCACCTAAACCATTGAAGAAAGATTTTATTCTATCATCTAAAGTTACATTTGTAATTTCTTCCTTTACATTTGTAATTTCCTCATTTACAATTGTAATTTCTTCCTTTACATTTGTAATTTCCTCATTTACATTTGTAATCTTATTAGGATTTAATTTACAAAATTCTTGATGTATTTCTAAGCCTCTCTGGCTCTTGCATACCTTTCCACAATATTCACATTTGTAATCCATAATTCTTTTATTTTATTTTTATATATATAATTTAGTATATCAAAAAATCAGATTTTGATTTTATCTGTTTAATCAAAGTTTTAATCATTCGCAATACCGATGAATAACTAATTCCATATTTATCTGCTGTTAATCTTAATGAAGGTTTTGAATCAATTGGAAAAAAGTATTCTAAAAAGATAGTCTTATATGTCATTGACTTTAATCGCTGATTATTTATTGCGGTGCTTTCCTTGACATTATTTTTTATTTCTGCATCAAGTTCATCTAAGAAAAATTCTTGCTCTAAAAACCACGTTATAAATTCATCTGAACGATTTGATTCAAATTGACATTCTATTTCATTATAAATCTCGTTCTGGTGACTTCTATAATTTTTTTGATACAATGAGTTGTTTGAATAAAATTGTCGTCTTAAAGCAGCGTAAAAATAGTTATAAAGGTTATAACAATTATTTAGATGTTGAGAGTATTCTTTCCTTGTTAGAAGATCCAAAATAATATCATTTAATAAATCATCTGATGCATGACCTCTTGTAATATATTTTGATAAATTTAATAATTCATCATAATGATTGGATATATATTCTTCAATATCCTGCTTAGTCATCTACTCTAAACTCATTTTTGTTGCATAGGATCATTATTAGTCTTACTGATGTATATGAAATCATTCCACAAACAAATATATTAAAATACCATATTGGTATAATCGGGAATATAAAACTTAATATGAAGCCACACCACACACTCATACATGCACTGCAAGTAAAAGGTTTAAATGGTAGCAATTTTCTAAGCCACTTAAAAATTGATTCTTGTGTTAAGATGGCTGTCATACCAAATGTTGTTAAAATAAAAATTAATAATTGCATATTCTATCTGATTATTTTTAATTTCTTGTTGGTATTTGATGCACCTTTTTCTTTACTTCTAATTGTCCTTTTAATCCGAAAACTTCACCAGTTTCTGGATTGCAAGTATAACCTAATTCTTTTGCTAATTTCAGTTTCTCGATTCGATTCATTTTTTCCATAATTTTTGACTTTTGATTTATTATATATATAAATAAATTCAAGTGAAAAATATGAAAAATAAGGAACCAAAACGCTTCTGCACCGTATATGTAAGAGAATTTGACAAAATAATTATAAAGAGGGAATCTTCTAATTGCAATATGTCTATGGCAGAGTTCATAAATTATTTAGTAAATGATTGGATGCGTAGAAAGTAAGTCGATTATATTTTTTTTTATTTATTCCTCAAATTAATTTTTGAGGAATTTTTTTTATTTATAAAGTTGGTTATCTTTGTAGTGTTAATAAAAAAATAATAATATATGAAACAATCGTTTAGAAATTTAGAAGTGGTAAGTAATAAAACAAAAAGACAATTTACTTTAACGACCAATACAGGAACGTTTAGAACAGAAAAGATGAGTAAGAATGATTTTGAAGAATATCTTTCTGCTACTGAAGGTATTTGGAGGGCTTATTTAGCCTTCAGTAATGATTATGAACGTATAAGTGATAAAACAGTTCCATATGAAATGGAAATCATATGTGAAACAGATTTTTGGGGAAGAGAAATTGTTTATAATGATGAACATAAAGTTGAAGCAATAACTAGAGATGATAAATTAGATTTCATTTGTGGGTTATAAATTCATTAACAAAGTATATATATGACAACAACTTTTTATATTAAATTATTGACTATCAACGAGTTAGTTGTTGTCGCTGTCGTCATATATCCCTAGGTATATAAATCATTATATATTCTCTCTCTATTATATACATATATATGTATATTTATATGATGATATGACGACAACGACAACAACAACAACTACTTGATTATCAATCATTTAGACCAAAAATCATTTTTTAACTAGACAACAACATATTTTTTATGACGGATTAATTTAGGATAATTCTAATTAATTTATTTATAACGATTCTAAATAACTTAATTAGAATTATCCTAAATTAAAAAAAAAGATTAAATTATAAACTTTTGACTTATTTTTATTTATATATAATAAAAAATAATTTATAATTTATGAAGAAAAAAGAAGAAAAAACAGGACAGTTACAATTAGTATCAATAAAATTAGATACGCATCAAAAAATTAAAGTTATGGCGGCGTTGGAAGGTATAGCAATAAAAGAAATGGTTGAAATTATAATAAATGAAGCCTATGAAAAAATAAATATTAATTAGTAATGAGTAAATTAACAGATAAGTTGAATAGTGATGTTGAGTTAGACCAATCAATAGAATTAGAAACAACAAATGAAATAATTAAATCAGCACCTACACTACCTGATGAAACATTTAATAATCTACCTGATATTTTAGATAAAATAGTATGTGAAGAAATACATAATGGTGATAAAAGAAAGAGAGATGTAGCTTTATTAAGTTCTATTATATCTTTATCAGGAATGTTCCCAACGGTATCATCAGTTTATTATCATGAGAAAGTATATTCAAATTTATATTTATTTGTTGTCGGTAAAGCTTCATCAGGTAAAAGTATTATGAAAGTTGGTAAGGATATATTAAAAGCTTATGATGATATTTTAATTAGTCAAAATGAATTAAAATTAAAAGTGTATAATGAAGAAAAAATTGAATGGGAATCATTTACAAATAAAGAGAGAGTTGGTAAAATAAGACCAAAGGAACCTAAGTTAAAATATTCTTATATGTCTCCTAATATTAGTAGTTCTAAGTTTATCGATTTACTTAACGATGGAGTACCACTAATGTTTTCAACTGAAGCAGATGTATTATCAAATACCAATAAACAAGATTGGGGTGATTATTTATCAGAATTGAGATTTGTATTTCATCACGATGAAATAATAAAGGATAGAAAAGTTGATGGGAGAATAATTGTGGAAGAACCTAAATTATCAATATTATTATCTGGTACGTTGGATCAAACATTTAAGGTTTTGGGTAAAAGTCAGGATGGATTATTTTCAAGATTTATGATTTATTTATTTTCTAGTGAAAGAGTATATCAATCACCATTTTCAAATTCATCTAATAGTGATTATTTAAAAAAGAATGTAAATAAAGAAATTTTAAGAATAATTGAATTTTATGAAAAAGGTGAATTTGTATTTTCATTAGATTCAAATCAACAAGATTTATTTAATAAGTATGCTAATAGAATGTTTAATAAATCCACAATATTTGATGATGAAGGTGATATAGATGGTGTAATTTATAGACATTGTTTAATAGCTTATAGAATGATAATGATATTTAGTATTTTAAGGAATTATAATCAATCATTATTTGATATAGGAACAATAAAAGCGATTGATGAAGATGTTAAGATTTGTCTAAATATTGCAAACGTTATGCTTCAACATTCAAAAATAATTTTCTATTCACAACAAGAAAAGAAAACAACTTTAATAGAAAATAAGAAGGAAAAAGCATTTAAAATCTTAATAAAATACGAACAATTTACAAGACAAGAAGCACAAAATTTTACTAAAGAAATGAATATAAGTGAAAGACAATTAGATAGAGTATTAAAATCTATGTTAGATGCTGGTTTATTTGAAAAAGTAGATAGATTTACATTTAAACGAATAAAATGAAAATAAATAATTTAATTGAAAATAGATTCTTTTTTATGAGATTAAGAACAAAAGATGGTGGTTTCTATAATTATATAGAAAAACCGATGATAGATATTGATAGGTATATCAAGCGAAAAGAAAAAGATGTTGGTTTTTGGTTAAATCAACTCAAATCTAATTGTAAAGATACACATTCTGCTGATATGTTTGATATACCTTGTTTTGCTTGGATTGATATAGATTTTCATAATAAAGAATCTAAAATAGAATTTCTTGAAGATATAAAGAAAAAGTATAAAAATGTGGATGAATTTTTAGATACTTTAAAAAAGGATAAGAGTATCTTTATGATAGGAAGAACACTTGGTGGAGGTATAAGAATTATTGGGGTTTATGATTATTTATATGATTTAGATTCTGATACAAATGAAGAAGAATATGAAACATATTTTATAGATAAACAGAAGGAATTATATTCTGAAATTACAAATGATTTCACTAAGTATATTTGTAAATATGGTTTAAGAATGGATAGAAAATATATGGATAAATGTTCTACTAAGATTTCACAACCTACCTTTGGATTAAGAGATGATAAATATTATCATTTTAATCCTTATTGTAAATCAATTCAATATGTTTTTAATTTAGAAAGTTTAGAAAAGATAAGTTCAATTCAAACAAAACAAATGTCAAATGTAGAATTACTTGGAAGAAGCAAATCCAATTCAGATTTAACGAGAGAAATATCAATGAATTTTTATTCAGATATTGAAAATATATTCAAAACACATGACCCAAGACTAATATCAATTGTGAGATGGTGTGATGATGATGCGAGAAAGAGATGGTATTTAATGTATAAAAAGTTTTATACAGGAAAGTCATTTGAAAAGTATTTAACATCATATGATACATTTATACGTTATTTAGATAATTGTAAATCATTGAATAAACCATCATCATTATATTGGTATTTAAAAAATAATTTATCTTAAAATGAAAGAAGAATTAACAAATGAAGATTTAGAATTAATTATGAATTATTCTAAATGGTTGAGATACCAAGGATTAGATTTAGATGATAGATGCAAAGCACTATTATTCTTTTTAAAAAATTTTATTAAATAATTTTTTTTATTCCAAAAAGTGGTTTAATTAAGAATAAATGATATTTAAATTATGAAACAAGCAAGTAAATTAATGTTAGGCGACAATATGGAAAGTTTAAAGAAACTACCAGATAATTGTATTGATGCCGTTGTAAGTGATGGACCTTATGGTTTATCAGCACCAAAGAATAGTGGTAAAAACACAAAAGGTGGTTTTATGGGTAAGAAATGGGATTATGATGTTCCTTCTGTTGAATTATGGAAAGAAGTATTTAGAGTTCTAAAACCAGGTGGACACGTTCTAAGTTTTGGTGGAACAAGAACATATCATAGAATGGTTGTGAATATGGAAGATGCAGGATTTGAAATAAGAGACCAGATTATGTGGTTATATGGTAGTGGATTTCCAAAATCTATGGATATTGGTAAAGCATATGATAAAAAGTTTAATAATGAAAGAGAGATTGGTGTTAGTAAAGGTTCTTATGTTAGTTCTGGAGGTCAACTATTAGGTGAGAATACAAGAACAGAAAGATTTGAAAGTAAGGGTAATTCTAAATATGAAGGATTTGGAACTTGTCTTAAACCAGCAGTAGAACCAATATGTTTAGCAAGAAAGTCAATATCAGAAAAGACTATTATAGATAATGTAATTAAATGGAAAACTGGTGGTATAAATATAGATGGATGCAGAGTTGGTGATGATATTATATCAACACATAATGCACCAAAAGGAACATTTGCTGGTGGTGATGAAGATAGAGGTTCTGATACAAATTCTTATTCTGAACATCAAGGTAGATTTCCTGCTAATCTTATATTAGATGAAGAAGCTGGTAAAATGTTAGGTGAACCATCAAGATTTTTTTATTGTGCTAAGGTATCAAAAAAAGAACGCAATTTAGGATTAGATGATTTTGATGTAGAAATAAACACCTCAACCATCAAACTTTTTGGAAAAATAGTACTATATAATAATAAAATAGAAATAATATGGGAAAAAGAGGATGTAAAAGTAGCTCACCAGGTGGATACGGGACCATCACAAAAAAGGGATATAGACGAATTTGGAGCACAACAGAAAAACGATATGTTATGGAACATAGAGTTGTTTGGGAAGAACATAATGGACCAATTCCAGAAGGTCACCAAATACACCACAAAGACGAAGATAAACTCAACAACGATATATCAAATCTTGAATGCGTCAATCCAACAACTCACAAACGAGCACACAGCAACGCTACCAAAAGAGATGATGGATGGTATAAAGTTTGTGGAAAATGTGGAGTTGAAAAACACGAAAGTGATTATTACAAATCAAAAGAAGGATGGCTCAAATCAGAATGTAAGCAATGTATCATCAAACGAAGTGTTGAGTTTAAGCGTAATAGAAAAAAGTCTTAAATCAGTGCATCCTACTATGAAGCCAGTAAAATTAATGAGATACTTATGTAGATTAATAACACCAAAAGGTGGTCTTATATTAGACCCATATATGGGTTCAGGTTCAACTGGTATAGCAGCCTTGTTAGAAGATTTTAGATTTTGTGGTATGGAAATGGATGAAGATTATTTTAAAATTGCAGAAGCAAGAATAAAAGAATATAAAAAATATGATAAATAATTTTTTTTATTCCAAAAAGTGGCTTATCTTTGTATTATAAAATTAAAACAAATTATGAAAATGGAAACCAAAATTAAGAAATGTGTTGAAATGTTATTAAGTAGCAATCGTGATTGGACAAAAGCAGAAGCATTGGAAGAATTCATTCAAAGAATGGCTTGGAAAACAAAGTATTATTTAAGTGATGGTGAAGTAGCAACAGAAGAATTTGAAAATGAATTGGTGAATTGTGTTTATGATGATATTAAAAAGATGGTTAAGAAAAACTATAAATGGTCAGTTTGTAATGATATTACAATTGAAGAAAGAAATAGAAAGTAATTATGAAAACAAAAGAAGAAATAGCAGCATATAAAAAGGAATGGAATGCCAAGAATAGAGATAAAATAAATGCAAGAAAAAAACTTTGGTATCAAGAAAACAAACAGAAAGCCAATGAAAGTGCAAAAGAATGGGCAGCAAGGAATCCTGAAAAAAGAAAAGCAATAGCTAAAAAATCTCATGAAAAACATAAAGAAAAACGTGAAGAATATATTAAAGAATGGAGGGCTAAGAATCCTGACCATTGGAGAAAAAGCCAATCAAAAACTTTATCAGAATTAGGTATTACTATACAGCAATTACACGATTACGGTAAAAAATTTCTAATGAATAATCCTGAAGTTCTTGCAGCATTACACTTAATCAATAATGAACAAAAGACTATTGATGAAGTAAGAAAAATTGAAAAGAAAGAAAATGCTAAAAGAATTGGTAAAAAATATCGGGAGAATCACAAAGAAGAAATTAGAGAAAGAAATAGGAAATATAAAGAAAAATTAAAAAATAAAAATTAAAATTATGAAAGACATTAAAAGTTTGAGAAATGAATTGGTGGACGTATTTGCTGAATTAAGAGCAAGAAATCTAACAACCAAAGAAGCGAAAGAATTAATAAATTGTGCTGGTAAGATTATCATGTCTGCTAAGACAGAACTAGATTACAATAAATTTATGAAGAATGGAAAACAAATAGATTTCCTTGAATCGGATGAATAGAAATGAAAGGTTGGAATTAGCTAAATTAAAAGGATATACTTGTAATTTTGAAACTGGTCAGGTATTTGGTTTAAAAGGAAAAGAATTAAAAGGTAAAAATGGTGGAGGTTATATAAATATTTCTATATGTGAAAAAAAAATTCAAATTCAAGCACATCATTTCATTTGGTACATGTATTATGGTGAAGATGTTCCAGAAGGATATTTCATAGACCATATTAATAGAGTACGAACAGATAATAGAATAATTAATTTAAGAGTCGTAACTCATCAAGAAAATGCGTGGAATACTGATGCAAAAGGTTTTTATTGGCATAAACCAACTAAAAAATGGAAATCTCAAATAACAGTAAATAATAAGAAAATACATTTAGGTTATTTCGATACGGAAGAAGAAGCACATCAGGTATATTTAGATGCTAAGAAAAAATATCATAAAAATTAATGAATAACATACAACATTTCAGTGGTTCAGATGAAGATGATGAATTAGATGCAATTAAAGAATTGCATTCTAATGATGATAGTTATATTCTTCATCTTGTTGATGGTGAA